ACCAACTGGCGCTAGTTTGTATCTAGGAATTGAGTGGACAGAGTATGTTGCGTAATGCCGCTGTACGAAGTCAAATGTAAAGAATGCGGAGCAACGCAAGACATCTTTAGAAAGCTGGCAGACTATGACAATTTGCCGGAGTGTTGCGACACGATAATGACGCGAGTTATTTCTGCATCGTTTGTACACGCTGAGTTTGCGCCATATAAGTCACAAATTGACGGCAGTATGATTTCTGATAGAGGTCAGCACCGCAGGCATTTAAAAAACAATGGGTGTAGTGAAGTCGGTAACGAAGACATGACGCCCAAAGTAGACCATTTTGCGCAAAAGCGTAAAAAAGAATCGTTGCGTCAAGAAATTGCCGCAAGAATAAACTAATTAAGGACTCCACATGAGCGAAGAAACGACGGCTGAAGACTCAGTCGAAGAAGTTGCCGAAACCACCCATGACATTATTGGTCGTGAGCTGGATAAAATTGAAGAAACAAACCCTTCAGAAGACCGCGATGACGCACCGCAAGAAGAGGTAAAAACAACCCCTCCTGAACGTTCCCCGTGGAAATCTTGGAAAGCAGAAGCGGCAGCAGAATTAGAAAAGTTGCCAGAAACTGTACAGAAGCATATTATAGAGCGTGAAGAACAGTTCCATAGAGGGATAGAGCAGTATAAATCAGCGGCTAACTTTGCTAAAACCATTGATAAGTCGATTGCTCCATACAAAAATTATTTAGAAGAAATGCAAGTGCCTCCTGACGTGGCCTTCTTTAATCTTCTAAAAACAGAACATACGCTTCGTCGAGGGTCATACCAAGAAAAAGCGGAAATGCTAATGAAATTAGCGCATGATTATCAGATTGATATGAACCAGCTAGCCGGCTTGCCATACGACCCGACCATGCACAATCTTAAGGCGCAGCTAGACGAAAAAGAACGACAACTGCGAGATGCTTCGGAATTTCGACAAAGCCACGAAGACGCTCAAATACAATCTAAAATTTCGGATTTTGCGCAACGACATGAGTATTTTACTGAGGTGCAGTCAACGATGGCAGACCTGCTAGAACGTGGACTTGCAAACGACTTAGATGATGCTTATGAGAAAGCATTGCGGTTAAACGATAGCACGTTTCAAAAAGTCTATGCTCAACAGCAAGGCGGCGGGAATCGTCAAAATTTAACGCAGGCAGACCAAGCTGCAAAAGCAGCAAAGGCAGCAGCGGTATCGGTTAAAGGTTCACCTGCGGGCGCGAACCGAACAGTTATCCCTGCAACTACTGAAGAAGCCGTTAGACAGGCAATGCGCCTTCACGGTTTTTAAATTTTACGAGGATTAAGCAATGGCATTTGCAAACAGCGCGATTAGTGACATTATCGCAACCACTATCGAAAGCCGTACCAAATCGGCTCAAGATAACTTAACAAACAACAACGCGTTATTACTTCGTTTGAAAGAACGCGGTAACGTAAAAACAATCAGCGGTGGTTCAACCATCTTACAAGAATTGTTTTATAACGACCCTGCAACCAACTATGCGTCAAGCTATAGCGGTTACGAAACAATCAATATTTCTCCTGATTCTCCAATCAGTGCTGCGCAATTCAATTTAAAGCATTACGCAGACGCTGTAACAATCTCAGGCCCTGAAATGTTAGCTAACAGCGGCAAAGAAGCAATGATTGAATTGCTTGCTACCCGTGTTGAAATTGCTGAAGCTCGTCTACAAAACAAAATCGACATCGATTTACACGGTGACGGCACAGGCAACGCAGGTAAAAATTTAGTTGGTTTAGCGGCTATGATTAGCACTTCACCAAGCACAGGTACTTACGGCGGTATTGACCGCGCTACTTGGACTTTCTGGCGCAACGGCGCGTACACATCAACTGGTTTGGCAGGCGTCGCAGCGACTGCGGCTAACATTCAAAACAGCATGAATACTGTTGCGTTGTCTGTTGTTCGTGGGACTGACCACGTTGATTTAATTTACGCTGGCTCAACAGCTTATTCGCTTTACTTAGCGTCTTTGCAAGCAATCCAACGTATTACTGACGATAGACTAGGCGCGGCAGGTTTCTCTGCATTGAAATTCTACGGCGGCGCTGGCTCTGCTGACGTTGTACTTGGTGGCGGTATTGGTGGTAACCAAACTGCAACTCGTATGGACTTTATTAACACAAAATATGTGTACTTCCGTCCTCACAAAGACCGTAATTTCGTGCCAATCGGCGGTGACCGTCAAGCAGTTAACCAAGACGCGATTGTTCGCTTAATGGGCTTCTCTGGCGCGTTAACCTGTTCTGGTGCGCAATTCAACGCAACATTCAGCACAACCTAGGAGGCACTCATGGCTTATAACATTACAACCCCTTTAGCGGGTTTTCAAGGTATCGCCATTACTGATACCACTCAAAACCACGCATTAGGTACTATCGTAACTGCGGTAGACCCAACATACGGCGCAGGCGAATTCATTTATTTGAAAGGTGTTGCATCAACTGTTGTTGGCTCATTAGTTGATTATGACTCTTACTTAGCAACAACCGCTTTGGCGCCTGCTACTGGTGGCGTTGGTCAAGTTGCTGTAGCAATGTCAGCTAACGTAGCGTCACAATATGGCTGGTATCAGATTCAAGGTATCGCGGCGGTTAAAGCACCTAACGCGATGACTGTTGGCGCTGACGTTTATGCGTTAGCAGCTACACCCGGCAGTGTTGATGACGCTCAAGTAAACGGTGAGCAAATCTTAAATGCTAAAGTATCTACCACAACAGGTACACCTAGCTCAGGTTTGGCGTTGATTCAAATCAATCGTCCATTCCATCAAGGTCAAGTAGTATAATTTTTAAGGCGGTAAGCTAGACGGCTTACCGCCAACTTTCTAGGATTAAATATGAGCGAACAAATTTCTTACGTCGGCGACACCGGCGGCGATGCTTACTTAGACGTTTCTTTCTACATTGGGACGCACGACGGGCAAGAATACGACTTTATCCGAATCAATGTACCCGGCGACAAATCGCTCGCGATTGACACAATTGCCGATGATAATCACAAAGCCCGTTTTTCACGTCAGTGGAACGCATATAAAGGCTTAAAAGATATTAAAGGTACGCCAATGGAGGAATGGCCAGAGATTTCTGAGTCACTACGCATTGAGCTAGCCTACCAAGGTTTTAGATATATTGAGCAAGTTGCTGGTGCGCCTGACAGTGCGTTCCTTCGCATTATGGGCGGCACACAACTTCGCAATAAAGCACAAGCCTTTTTAAATCGTGGTAAAATAGACGCTGATGAGCTAATTAAAGCTCAAACTGACCAAATTGCAGAGCTTCAAGCGCAAATGAAAATTTTGATGGACGCACAACCACCTGAAGTCAAAAGAGTTAGAACCGTTAAGGAATAAAACGCATGGCAAACCTACTTACGAATGTTCAAGATGTCTGTTTAGAAATAGGTTTGCCTGTCCCCACGCAAGTGGCGACGTCAACAGACCCTCAAGTGCTTCAAATTCAAGCGCTGATGAACCGTACAGGCGACACGCTATCCACTGAGCGTGACTGGCAAGCTCTAGCGGCTGAGTATCGTTTTGAAACGGTTTACTATCAATATACGGGTGATGTCACTGAAGGCTCGACAACTATCACTAATTTGTCGTCAGTAACAGGGTTATCAACTGATTTTATGGCTATTGGCGAGGGGTTGTCACAAGACACTTTTGTCACTTTTGTTGGTACAACAACGGCTACAACTTCTATTCCTGCTACTGCCACTGCAACAGGGATTACCATTACGTTTAGCCAAGCTAAGTATGCAATGCCTAGCGACTTTGCGCGGATGGTAGATAAAACCCAATACAACAAATCAAACCGTTGGTCAATTATTGGCCCTAAAGATGCCCAAGAGTGGCAATGGCTTAAAGCAAGCTATGTCACGACAGGCCCTCGTATGCGCTTTAGAATGATGGGCAACAAGTTCACTATCTGGCCTGCGCCTACCGCAGTGCTAGTAATGGGCTTTGAGTACGTTTCTAACGCATGGGTTGTAGCGGCAGATGGAACATTTAAATCACGCTTAACGGTTGATACAGATACAACACTATTTCCTGACCGCGTAATGGTGCTTGGTACAAAGCTTAAGCTATTTGAGATTAAAGGCTTTGACACCACCGCAGTGCTTCAGGATTACACTCGTGAGCTGGAGAAATGGAAAGCAGCGGAGAGCGGCGCAGATACGCTGTCCCTCGCGCCACGCTATCCAAATATACTACTCACCCAGAACAATATACCCGATACGGGTTATGGCAACACTACGTCTTAAGGTGCAATATGGACGCCGTTAGATTAGCTCAACTTTTACGTCAAATACCTGAAGACAACCCCAAAGGGTATGATGAGGCAGGCTATGTCGCCAAATACGGTGTTCCTGCACCTTATAACAGCTTGCAAGATTATCAAGACGCAACAGGGCGGCACTTAAACGATGAGTTTAAAATGCCAAATCACCAAACGTTTTCTAGCGGGTCTATTTATAGCGCCCCAGATATGCTTGGGGGTAATTGGCAAAAAGGCGGCGCAGATGAAAATTTATGGAATTATCAACCTTCTGATACTAATTTTAGACAACAATCGCCTGATGACATGGCAAACTATTTTGCCACTAGAGAAGCTAAAAAGACATTTGTTACCTTGCCTGACGGCAGAATTGTAGAAGGTTCACTGTAATGCTACGTCCTAAACGCCAAACAGCCAACACCGTCACTGTTACCGCGCCAATTGGCGGGTGGAACGCGGTCAATCAGTTAGCTTCAATGTCACCAAATGAGGCGGTCATTATCGATAACTGGTTTTGTCTGCCCACTGAATTGCAATCGCGCAAAGGCTACACCTTTTGGTCTAATAACGTTGTCGGCAATGTAGAATCGTTTATTACTTTTAACGGGCAATCAGGGCAAATTGAAATGTTTGCCGCATCAAACGATAACGGCGATTGTCATATATACAACGTTACTGAAGAAGCGTTTATTGGAATTTGGGATGAAACCTTATGGGACGCAAGCGACTATATTGTCCCTCCAGTTGTTACAGGGTTAACTAACGCAAGATGGCATTTTGGTCAAATGGCAACTAGCGGCGGCACATTTACAATTGCGGTAAATGGAGAAGATAATTTATTAATTTACAATGGTACGACATGGTATAGCGTCACTGATGTTTCTACACCTTATGCAATTACCGGCGTCGATACCAGTTTATTGACCGACCTTGTTATTCACCATAGACGAGTTTGGTTTGTTCAAAAAAATTCTATGAAATGTTGGTATTTAGATACCGACTCTATTTCAGGAGCAGCGCAATATTACGATTTTGGGCCGTTATTTATTGATGGCGGCCATGTTGAACGAATTGAAACATGGACGCTTGACGCTGGAAATGGCATGGATGACTATTTTGTCGTTATAACGTCAGCAGGAGAAATTGCCGTATTTAGCGGTACTAACCCTGCATCGGCAGATACATGGTCACTTAATGGCGTTTATTATGCCGGCTCACCAGTTGGACGTAATTGCACCATAAAATATGGTGGTGATGTGCTTATGCTTAACAAAGACGGCCTTGTTCCGTTATCACAATGGCTTATGTCTAGCCGCGTTAATGTTAAAACATCAATTACAAACAAAATTCAACAACGTATTACTGACGCCACTACTTTTTACGCTGGAAATTACGGATGGCAAGTAGTGCTTAACCCTCCAAACAATATGCTTTTCATTAATGTTCCTGTTAGCAGCACGGTGTTTGAACAATATGTAATGAATACTATTAGCGGCGCATGGTCACGCTTTACTGGTGTTAATGCTACCTGTTGGACGTTTATTAACGATATTTTGTATTTTGGACAAGGAAGCACTGTATTTAAATTTTGGGATGGGCCTAACGATAACGGTGAAGTTATTAACACAGATTTACTTCCCGCTTTTTCAGCTTTTGGAAGTCAAAGCCAAGTTAAACGCTGGACTATGGCTAAACTTTCAATGGGCTCTGATTATCAATTCTCATTTTCTAGCCAAATAAATTTAAACTTTGATTTATCCTCAACACCTCCTCAGCCTTATAATTCTGCCGTTACAGACGCTGGAATTTGGGACTTAGGAGCATGGGATAGAGCTACATGGGGTGGAAATATCCAACCTTTCTCTCGTTGGCAAATGGCATCAGGTATGGGGTATTACGGCACATTTAGAATTAGAACATCTAGTTTAACTTCAGATATTCGCTATTATGCAACAGACTATGTATTTGAAGCAGGCGGCGTACTATAATGATATTTGTTGACCGGCAAAAAGAGTTAGCGGAATACATATCCAAAGTAACAGGAGGCACTTATTCTACTGATACGGGGCAATTTATAGGCCTTGAAAGAAACGGGAAAATAGTCGCTTGCGTAGCCTGCACGGATTGCAATGGGTCATCCGCACAATTGCATATAGGCGCCTCAGACAGGCTTAATATTGATTTTTTATGCTTTTGTTTTGAATATGTTTTTCATCAATTAAAATTAAAACGTCTTGCTACTGTAGTTGATTCAAAAAACATAAAGTCGTTAAAATTTAGCGCAAATTGTGGGTTTCAAACAGACCACATTATAAAAGATGCAGGTGTTGATGGCGATTTACATATTCTTACAATGTATCCTTATCAATGCAAATTATTAAATAAATACCGAAAAACTAGCAACCTAGTTTAGTGTAATCAAACCAAAGGACATTAAACATGGGAAAACCATCCGCTCCAGCCGCACCTGACTATAAAGCCGCAGCGCAAGCTACGGCTTCAGGAAATCAAAACGCTTCTCTTGCAGCTCAAATGGGCAATATGACCAATCAAGCAGGGCCTGTTCAATATAGTCTAAATGAACGAGGTGAAATGCTAGACGCTGCCGGAAACGTCACTAATGATGTTTCCAAAGCGCAACAATTAGGAAGTACCGGCGTAAATTACGAGAATCCAGCAAAACCTGACCAATTTGGCAATATGCCATTTGACCAATCTACTTTAACGCCTGCACAAAAAGCAACTTATGCGGCCACTGGCGCGCTCCCTAAAGGTTTCAATGTAACGTATTTACCTCAGCAATGGTCGCAAAACCAAACGCTTGGGGGTAATGACCAAACATTATATAATCAAAGCCAAGCGACACAATTAGGTTTGTCCAAGATGGGGGTTGATGCGCTTGGCAGAGTTGATACAGCAATAAACGAAAGTATTGCTCCCACTATTCAAGTTCAAGGTGGCCCTGAATCTACCGCTGGCGCAATGACAACTAATATTGGTACTGGCGGCGGGCTTGACGCGGGGCGAGCAACTGGATTTGTTGACCAAGACCAAGTTCAGCGTTTTGTTTCTGATGCGGGGGATATATCTGGTAAAGTAGCTAATGCAGGCAAAATTGGCACAGCAATAGCCGACGCAGGCGCGGTTAATGCAAGTATTGCAAACGCTGGCACAATAAACACAAGTATTGCAGATGCGGGAAACATTAACACAAGCATTGCTAATGCGGGGAGAATTAGAGGAAATGTCGCTAATGCAGGTCAAATTGCGTCAACTATAGGCCCAATTGGAAATATAACCTTTGCATCGGGCGCAAATGGGCTAGCGCAAACAACGGTGGATAACAACGGAAACTTGATTCAATTAAATTCTGGAGCTAATGAGCGAGCCAATGCGTTAGCGCAAGCGCAACAGACAGCTAATCAAGTTAAAACAAATCTTGGTATCGACCCTCAGCTACTAAATCAGCAAACGCAAGACGCGTTATATAAAGCCAATACGCAATATCTTGACCCGCAGTTTAAACAACAACAGGCTAAGATTGAAAACCAATTAGCTAACCAAGGGATTACACGAGGAAGCGAAGCATATAACAATGCAATGCTTAACTTTAATAATCAAAAACAACAAGCTTACGAAAGTGCAAGAAACCAAGCTATTGCCGGTTCAACTGCCGCCGCGCAAGGTATGTTTGGTATGGGGCTTCAAGGAGCGCAGTTTGGTAATCAAGCGCTGGGACAACAGTTTGGGCAATACACTACTGCGCAGCAATTGGCTAACCAAGCGGCAGGGCAAAACAATGCCAATTCTCAGACTAACATGGGGCTTACTAACGCGGCATTGGGACAACAATTTGGGCAAGGATTGCAAGCGGCGCAATTTGGAAATCAAGCAGTGGCACAAAACAATGCTAACGCATTGGCTAACGCACAATTTGCAAATACTGCGCAACAGCAACAATACGGTCAACAAATGGGGCTTGCGGGGCTTACTAATACTGCTCAAGCACAACAATATGGTCAAAATGCTAATGACATAGCAGTTGCCAATGCAGCGCAAGCGCAACGATATGCGCAAAACGCTAACACTGCTGCGTTTGGAAATGCCGCACAAGCGCAACAATATGGCCAGAACGCTAATAACGCGCAATTTGGTAACACCGCGCAG